AAGATGACAGTTGCTTCTACTTCAAACCACAATTCGCTGACATAAGTGAACAACAATTTAAGTTTACTATGGACACAGACGAATACTTGGCTTTGTATCACAAAGAACTCCAAGCCAAAGGACACCAAGCGACTATCAAGGTTGAGTATGACCAAACAGGCAAACAAGAAAACCCACACTTCCATAAGTTGCGAAGTGATTTAAGTGCTGACTTCGCTGATGTAGCAAGGGCGAATGGAACTTACGAGGACTATGCTTTGTTTACTGAAGATAGGAACTATGGTTGGACTGAACATTGTACAAGTATGACTGATAGCGACTTTGGTAAATTTAGAAAAGTTGTTGTAAGTGGTAGTTGTCATAGTCGTTGTATGATGATGTCAAACGAAACTGATTGGCTAATGCTTAAACAATTTGAGAAAGCAAAGTCAATGCTAATCAATGCACACAGAGAGTTATGGAAAGAAAAGAATACACTCATAACTGATATGAACTCTATTATTGACCAAGCTAAGTTTATTGGCGACATAGAGCAGTATTGGACTAATGTTAGAGAGTGCGTAAACTTTGAGAACTCTGACATAGGCAAGGAATTGTCCATAGTAAGTGAACAGACCAAGACACGACTTTCACAAGCTATGAACAACATAAAGCTAGACGATAAAGAGCCGACAGTTGCGGTTGTCGCAAGTGGTGGCTTCTCTCTAGTGAATTAGAGTGTTGGGGGTATGGTAGTCATATCTGTAAAACCCCCAATGCCTTGCGGCTTGGAGCTTGAGGCTTGGAGCTTGGGGCTTAGAATAAATAAGAGAGTGGCCCTCAACGAGGGCCGATGATTAGTCGATGAATTGTTTGGCAATATACAAAGCAGCCAAAACAAATAGGCCAAGGCCAAATAATGGGTGGCCAGCAAATGCCATAAGTATTGATAATATGTTTAACAATATTACTGGTACGATAAACAACATAGTATATCCTTTCTGTTAATATCCCATACTACGATTATTCGGTACCTTTTGTCAAATAAAAAGAAAAGACATACCCCCACCCCCACCCCAGATTTTGTATATAGGGGTCCCAACACATACTATATATTGCCTTGATAAATACATTTATTAGGCGTAAAATCGTTTTGATTAAAAAAACATGAGTCCAAAAATTTTGTAGAAAATTTTTTTCAAATGCTAACACCAGAACAAATAGCAAATCTGCCACCAGATACTAAAAAAGAATATATGCAAACAGCATTGCTTCTTAACCAGAAGAAACAAGATCAATCTGTTCGTGATGATTTTATGTCTTTTGTAAAATACATTTGGCCTGAATTTATAGAGGGTGAGCACCACAAGATCATGGCAGATAAATTTAACAAAGTTGCATCAGGTGAAATAAAAAGATTAATAATTAATATGGCACCAAGACATACCAAGTCAGAGTTTGCATCTAATCTTTTGCCTGCATGGATGATTGGCAACAATCCTAAATTAAAAATTATACAAGCAACACATAACGCAGAACTTGCTGTACGTTTTGGTCGTAAAGCAAAAACAGTTATTGATAGTGAAGAGTATCAAAAAATATTTAACACAAGATTACGTGAAGACTCAAAAGCTGCAGGTAAGTGGGAGACAGATCAAGGTGGTGAATACTACGCAGCTGGTGTTGGTGGATCAATCACCGGTCGTGGTGCAGACCTCATGATTATAGATGACCCACACTCGGAACAAGACGCTATGAATCAAGCCTCGTTTGACCGCGCTTGGGAGTGGTATACATCAGGACCACGACAACGTTTGCAACCAGGTGGTCGTATCATACTTGTGATGACAAGATGGAATGTAGCAGACCTGACAGGTAAATTAATAAAAGCACAAAAAGAACTCAAGGCAGATCAGTGGGAGGTCATAGAGTTTCCTGCTATCATGCCATCGGGTAAACCTGTGTGGCCAGGATATTGGAAGATAGAAGAGCTAGAGTCAGTCAAAGCATCTGTTGCAATTGGTAAATGGAATGCACAGTATCAGCAAAACCCAACTGCAGAAGAGGGCAGTATAATAAAACGTGAATGGTGGAAACAGTGGCCAAAACAAGAACTGCCACCACTTGCACATGTCATACAATCTTACGATACAGCGTTTATGAAAAAGCAATCAGCTGACTACAGCGCCATTACAACCTGGGGTGTATTCTATCCAAACGAAGAAGGCGAGGCACATTTGATACTATTAGATGCCATAAAAGACCGATACGAGTTTCCTGAATTACGAAGAGTTGCCAAAGAACAATACGACTATTGGTCACCAGAAACCGTTATAATCGAGGCAAAAGCATCGGGGCTCCCGCTTACATACGAACTCAGGCAGATGGGCATACCGGTTATTAACTTTACACCCAGCAAGGGAAATGATAAACATACTAGAGTAAACGCTGTCGCGCCATTATTCGAGGCCGGCATGGTCTGGTATCCAGACCGTAAGTTTGCTGAAGAGGTTATAGAGGAGTGCGCTGCATTCCCACTTGGTGAACATGATGACCTGGTGGATAGCATGACTCAAGCCGTAATGAGATTTAGACAAGGTGGTTTTGTAGAACATCCAGAAGACTACGAGGATGAACCTCTACCACAGCAACAGAGGACGTATTATTAATGTTAAAAAAGATACAAGAGTTTTTTCAAAGCTTGTTAAAAACTGGTAAGTCCGGAATTACAAAAACAGATCAAGCAGCAGAGACGATAGAAGATCTAGCAGAAGTTTATGGCAAGTACGATCCAACAACACCACCAGGACAGTTCAAAGAACAAAAACCCATAATAGATCAAGAAGGCAACATTAAAACTAGAATTGCAAGTTACACACCAGAAAGTTTTACAGAAACACAAAAACGAACAGGTGTTGGTAGTTTTTCTGATGAGTCCCTAAGAGAACAGTATTTTGATGAAGGTTTTGATGCCACAGAATCTCTTGAAGAATTTATTATTAGAAAAAGGGGTATTACACCAGAAGCAAGAGCAACAGAATTACGAGAGAAAGGCAGAATAAAACCATTGGAAGAAATGGTAGAAACCAACCAAGGCTCAATGACTAAAAAAGAGTTTGAAACTTTGAAAGCTCAAGATGAAAACCCATTACTGGGTGGTATAACTGCAGGTAGAAAAATTAAGCTTATTGAAGAAGAGACAATTCCTTACATTAAGGAGCTTGCAACAGCAACAGGTAGAGATTCAAAAGACGTAAGACAGTTAATTGTTGACAGGATGAATGAAGGATACTTACCGCGTGATCCAAAACGTGTGACGATTGATGATGACGCTCGAATAAAAGCTTACATAGAATCACAAGCTGCTATGGATAAAAATTTTATATCGGAGTTGGTTGAAGAAACTTTAGAACTGCCCATGGGGATAAAACCAACAGGTAATCCTATTTTAGACGACATGATAAAATCCGAGCAAAAATTAATTGAAGAGGGTAGTGGTTTTTTAAAATCAGTAAGACAGGACGCAGACAAGGTAAGAGATATGCTTATAGATATGGGTATTGATATAAGTGATATTGACTTTGATGTTTTAAAAAACTCAAATGATCTTGAGTTAGTAAAAACAGAAGCGGCAAAACTACAAGACGCAATGAAAAGCATAATGGGTGGTGGCATGGATGATTTAGCGAAAAGTGGTAATATTGAAAAAGCCATGAAGTCTCTTGAAGAACAAGTGTCAGCCGATATTGCTCGAGGTAAAGCAGCATTGGAAAAAGCTAGAACACCGGCTGAGGGAGAAGCGATAATTAGCGATCTGCAAAAAATTGAAGAGAGATATCGCGAGGCTATAAAAACAGGGGTCTACAAACCATTGTTTGGTTCTGGAGACAGAACATTAAATGCAAAAGGTGGCCGTATTGGATTTGATGAAGGTGGCGGACCAAAGATGTCAAGACGTGGTTTCTTAGGAATGATGGGTGCAGGAATTGCAAGTTTGTTTGTGCCTAAAGGGGCACAACGGGTTGCTGAGATTGCAACAGCAGGTGCAACTAAAGTGCCATTGACTGCAGAGGGTATGCCTATTTGGTTTCCATCACTTGTAAATAAAATTAGAAAAGAAGGAAAACTTAGAAAAGCCACTTATGCAGATGCAAAAGGTGGAGAGCCTATAGATGTGTATACGTTTGAAGATCCTTCACTAAGTGGTAAAAAATTATTTATGGAAGAAAATATTCAAACAGGTGCCATTACAATTTCTGGTAGAGGTGATGACATGCAGATAGCTGAGTTGACATTTAGGCCAGGAGAAGAAAGTATTATGGTGTCACCTAAAGGGTCTAAGACGTCAAAAGCACCAAATGTATTTGAGGCAGAAGAATTTATGAAAGGACCAGGCGAAGGCATTGGTGATTTCGAAAACTTTGGTGGTATGGAAGACTTAAGATTTGGTCTTGACACTTGGGAAAATCTTGTAAAATCACCAAAACAAAAACTAGAAGAAATAGCAGAGAAATTTAAAACGACTCAAAGAAACCCAACACCAGACGTAGATGTAGAGGAGTTTGCAAAAGGTGGTAGAGTAGGATATAAATCTGGTGGTGGGGTAGAAACATTATTTAGAAGGAAAGCATCATAATGGCAACAATAGATAAAGCATTACCTAACGTAACAAGAACTAAGATAGACTTACCTAGTGCAAAACAAAAAGCACAAGAGATACAGTTACCACAGGAACCACCAAAGCAACCAATAGAAATTACAAGAACAGAAGATGGTGGAGCAGAGATTGATTTTGATCCATCAGCGATGGCAAACGTCGGTGGTGCCGGACAAAATATAGATACAAACCTAGCAGAATTTTTGGAAGACGATATTACTGATCCGATAGGATCGGACATGATGCAAAACTTTGAAGACTACAAAGCGTCTCGTGATGACTGGGAACAATCATACATTAAAGGACTGGACCTACTGGGTTTTAAATACGAAGACAGAACAGAGCCTTTCCAAGGCGCATCTGGTGCAACACATCCAGTGTTGGCTGAGGCTGTTACACAGTTTCAATCACTTGCCTACAAAGAATTACTACCGGCTGACGGACCTGTTAGAACACGTGTCATGGGTAAACCAAGCAAAGCAAGAACAGATCAAGCAGAGCGTGTAAGAGAGTTCATGAACTATCAGTTGATGTGTGAAATGCCAGAGTACGAACCAGAGTTTGATCAGATGTTATTTAATCTACCACTCGCAGGTTCTGCATTTAAAAAAGTTTACTACGACCAAGCTATCGGTAGATGTGTTTCTAAGTTTGTACCAGCAGAAGATTTAGTTGTGCCATACAGCGCAACTTCTTTAGATGATGCAGATACAATTATGCACATAATTAAAATGCCTGCGAACGACATGAGAAAAATGCAAGTACAAGGTTTTTACAAAGACATTGAACTTGGCACACCTGCTTATGATGAAGATGATATAAAAAGTGAAAAGAACGATTTGGAAGGTGTTTCAACCACAAACAAAGACGAAGTGTTTACACTTGTGGAGTGTCACGTTGAATTGGATCTAGAAGGTTTTGAAGACACTGGTGCGGACGGATTACCTACAGGTATTAAGATGCCATACATTGTCACTGTTGAAGAGTCTACACAGAAAGTTTTATCGATTAGAAGAAACTACGACATACAAGATCCAATGAAAAAGAGAAAAGATTATTTTGTACATTTTAAGTTTTTACCAGGACTAGGCTTTTATGGATTCGGCCTAATTCACATGATCGGTGGTTTATCAAGAACTGCCACAGCCGCTCTAAGACAACTCTTAGACGCCGGAACCTTGTCTAATTTACCAGCCGGATTCAAAATGCGAGGCATTCGCGTCAGAGACGAAGCTCAACCGTTGCAGCCGGGCGAGTTTCGTGACGTTGATGCACCTGGTGGACGATTGGACGATGCATTTAAAATACTGCCGTTCAAAGAACCTTCGCAAACGTTGCTATCATTGATGGGAACAGTTGTTGCCGCAGGGCAGCGTTTCGCGAGTATTGCTGATTTACAAGTGGGTGATGGCAATCAAAGTGCAGCAGTGGGCACGACAGTTGCTCTGCTTGAACGTGGCTCGCGGGTTATGAGCTCTATTCACAAAAGATTGTACGCGTCTATGAAAAAAGAATTTATGTTGCTGTCAGATGTGTTCGCAACATACTTACCACCGGAGTATCCATACGATGTTGTGGGTGGACAGAGACAAATTAAGGCTACAGACTTTGATGCAAGAATAGATATCATACCTGTTGCAGATCCAAACATCTTCTCACAAACACAAAGAATACAACTTGCACAAACAGGACTGCAAATGGCTATGTCAAATCCTGGAATGCACAACTTATATTCTGCTTACAAGACAATGTATGAAGCTTTGGGTGTGAAAGACATAGATACTTTACTACCACCAGTGGGACAACCAACTCCGATGGACCCAAGTATTGAACACATTAACGCTTTGGGAGGAAAAGCGATCAAAGCTTTCCCTAATCAAGACCACACAGCACACATGAAAGCGCATTTATCGTTTATGGGCACACAAATTGCACGAACAAACCCAAATATTTTGGCTGCAATACAAAAAAACATACTAGAACACATAAGTTTGATGGCTCAAGAGCAAGTTCAGCTAGAATTTAAGGACGAAATGGTGCAAATACAGCAAATTACAGCTCAATTACAACAAATGGGCGGTATGAACCCACAAATGATGCAACAAAACCCACAAATGATGCAAATGCAGCAGCAAATAAAGAAAATAACGACCGAAATGGAGTCCAGAAAGGCTGTTTTGATCTCTGAAACCATGGCAGAGTACCTAGAAGAGGAGAAAAAGGTATTAAATCAGCTTGATAATGACCCATTATTGCGTCTAAAAGCGGACGAAGTACAGCTCAGAGCACAAGAAAATGAGCGAAAAAAACAGGATGATGAGAATCAATTAAACCTAGATAAAGCCAGATTATTACAAGCTAGAGAGCTTGCAGAGGACAAAATGGAGCTAAATGACAAGCATCAAAAGCTTAGAGCTAGTGTATCTCTTGCAAAAGAAGGCGTAAAAGAGATGACAGCCATAGTTGGAGAAGAGAAATAATGCCTGATTATGGTGGAGGTGGATATCATGGAATGGGTGGTGACAGTTCGGGTTTAGGTAGACCCGGCGGAGGCAATAAACCAGATTCATCAAACAGACCAAGCGTTCAAAATCTTCAGTTTAATCCAAATATCTTTGGACCTCCACAACAGACACCATCTCAAATTAGTCTTGGCATACCAAACTTAGGAATACAAATATCTAACCCAACCATTGGACAAGGTATTACTAATTTAGGCACTGTAACTACGGGCGCAGGATTTAATTTTGGTGGAGATGGAGCGGGTCAACAAGGTGGTTTAAATCAAGATTTTACACCACAGGTTGGACCACCACCAGTATTAAACATACCAACAATAGCAATGTCCACGGCACCAGTGGCAGCAGCTCCTGAACCTGTTCCAGAGGAGACAAATCCTTTAATAAATTTTATTAATAAGAGGCTTGTAAACCCATATGTTGATGCTGTGTACAATTATGGTCTTCCTCTTTCACAATTTACTCCAACACAATTTGGACTTATTTCTCTTTACGGAAACATGTTTAATTTTAATCCAACAAAAGATGAAGAAACAGGAGAAATATCTACCTCCAATCTTGGTGAAGTTGGCACGGCAACTTTTGGTAAATTAAACCTTGATAATTACATTGGAGCTGAAGAAGTAAACCCACAAGATTTCTACGGCGCAGCATTTGATTTTGATGACGAAGGAAACTTTGAGGGCACAAATTTTGAAAAACTAGAAAAGTTTACAGAAGAACAGGGTTTAAGTTTAAAACCAGGAATGGATCTTGAACAAAATTTAATTGACAATAGAGAGTTTGGAGGTGACGGACCACAAAAACAATTCGTGCCACCTTCAACTTCTTTAGCGGAAGAGGGGGCGGCAAGCGCGACAGATCCTCAACAACCTGGACAAACAACACCAACAGACGCAGTCAATTTAGATGCAGTTTACTCTGGTCTTTCTGATGCAGAAAAAGCAACAGTCGATAAGATTGTAGAGATGGATGACTATGATTTACCTTATGCATTAACTTATGTTTTGTATGGAGGGCCACTATTTTAATGGCTATTTCTAGATCTAATCTTGGTAAAACAACTGACAAAAAACAAAAGAAAGTCAGTAAAGTAATGCGTGAATTTAAAAAAGGTAAATTAAATATTGGAAAATCTAAGAAAAAGGTTAAGAATAGGAAGCAAGCCATAGCTATCGCACTTAACGAAGCTGGCATAAAACAGAAGAGGAGACGCACATGATCCAATCAGTAAAAGAATGGTTAATGGAAAAGTGGGACAACACATCCAAGAAAACCAAAATTATCGGTGCAGTAGTCATCGTAA